CTGGTAATGCTATTGAGTTTAGTCAATCAATTACTGACGTACAAGCTGTAGCTGCAATAGCTTCTGATGTATCGGCTGTGGCTGCAATAGCAAGTGATGTAGCAGCAGTAGAAAATATTGCGAGTGATGTATCAACTGTTGCCGCAGATGCTTCTGATATAGGTGCAGTAGCTGGAAAAGCTACCGAGATTGGAAGATTAGGTACTTCTGATGCAGTAGCAGATTTAGCAATACTAGGTACTTCAGCAATCGTAACTGATATGGATTTATTGGCAACTTCTGCCAATGTAACTGCTATGGGGCATTTAGGTACTTCGGCTAATGTAACTGCTATGGGATTACTAGGCACAAGTGCTGTTGTAACCGATATGGGTTTATTAGGTAATGCTGATGTAATTGCTGATATGGCTCTCCTTGCTGATGCTGATGTAATAGCAGATATGAATACTCTTGCTACAAGTGATATTGTAAGTGATCTTAATACTCTTGCAACAAGCGATATAGTTTCTGATTTAAATACCCTTGCTACTTCTGACATAGTTTCTGACATTAATACTTTAGCAACTTCAGATATTGTATCTGACTTAAATACTTTAGCTACCTCTGATATTGTAACTGATTTAAATATTCTTGGTACTTCTGCAAATGTAACAAATATGGCAACACTTGGAGCTTCTGGTGTTGTTGGAAATATTGCAACTGTTGCTGGATCAATTTCAAATGTTAATACTGTTTCATCAAATATTAGTAATGTAAATAATTTTGCAGCTAGATATAGAATAGATTCAAGTGATCCTAGTTCTAGTCTTGATGCTGGTGATCTTGCATTTAATACAAGTTCTAATACTCTTAAATATTATGATGGATCGGCTTGGCAGAATATAACTGCTGACACAGATGTTAAAACTAAGGTTAGTTCTAACGATTCTACTGCTGGTTTTTTAAATGGTAAATTAGTCGCTGGAGATAATGTGACGTTTACAGAAAACAACAATGGTAGTAATGAAACTTTAACTATTGCAGCGACAGACCCAACTGCACTTGCAATAGCTCTCGGATAGAAAGGAGAATATGGCTAATACATTTAAAACTGTAACTTTTGCAGCTGAGCCAGCTTCGGCTGGAACACCTTATACAATGTATACTGTAGCTGGTAGTACAACTACTGTTGTTCTCGGTTTACGTCTTACTAATATCCATACTACTTCTGTATCTGTTGAAGTAGAATTGGTTAGTGATACAGGCAACCGAAATGGTAATAACAACGTAGCTAACGGAACAGCA